GGGCTGAAGACAACCGTGGTCAAAGACTTGGTCAATACCTTGTCAACGACTTTTTCTCGCTGGACCCCTCTCAAGCTCAGTTGATTCCGAGGGATGTTGATCCCTTTTACGACGATAAACGCATTCCGCTGTTTCTCGCATGGTTGGCGGAAATTTGGGACGGTTAACCGTACCTCGGAGGGCGGTCTGCCCCCTTTCGCCGATGGCGAAAATGAGCTATGATTATATCATGAAAGTCAAGCCCTACACCCCCACCCCGACCAACATCCCCTACCTTCAGGTCCCTGAGAACCGACTGGAGCTGGCCTACAACTGGTACAGTAAAGATTGGCCACATCCCCTGAACTTTCCTTGCTTTTCTCACTGGATCAACCAGTGTGAAGGCGACGGGAGTGATTACTGAAATGACCAAACTGAACGCATACGTGATGGTCGGAGCTCCCGGCTCCGGCAAATCCACTCACGCGCACAAACTCGCTCAAATTGAAAATGCTGTTGTTATCTCCGGTGACGACATTCGCGCTGAACTCTACGGCTCTGCAGACATCCAGGGGAACTGGGTGGAAATCCAGGACCGAATTGAGGAACTGGTTTCTGAAGCTTGCGGTATGCCCGTTATTCTGGACGGCACTCATTATCGAGCGTCTTACCGGAAAGAAGCTATTGCGCTACTGAAATCATACGGCTACAACAAAATCGAAGCTGTTGTGCTAGAAACTTCTTTGGCAAATTGTCTGACTCGCAATTCTCGGCGCGAGCGCAATGTTCCTGAGCATATTATTCAAATCATGCACCAAAAGCTGCAAGCTTCTTTGAAAACGATCGACCAGGAAGATTGGGACCATATCACTTATGTTTATTAAACCATGCTATTCAACCCACAAATCAGTCCGGGCGACGTAATCGTCGTGGGCGACATACACGGAAGGTTCGACCTTTTCACAGACTTTTTGAACCACGTGCGAGACAGCGAAGCCAGCGTAGTTCTTCTCGGCGACATGATTGACCGAGGCCCCCAAGACGTCGAAGTTCTTTGCAGGGTAAAGGAACTTCTTGACGATCCGGAGTCCTGGGGTCTTCATTCTTTCTATGCCCTGATGGGCAACCACGAGCTTATGATGCTGACTGCTGCAGAAGACTTTTCTGGTCAAAGCATCTATCACTGGGTTGTTAACGGGGGGAATTTAGAAAGACGCCAAGAAATCTTCGCTCATACCGAGTGGGTGAAAGAACTCCCACTTTACATGACGGTTGAAGATACTATGCTGATTCACGCAGGTTTCTGCCCCGGCCACGACCCGGCGAAAGCTGTAAAAGAGAAAAAAATTCAAGATCTTCTCTGGATGCGCCAACCGTTTCTCACTCTGGGTCCGGAGTTTGAAAAATGGTCGCCCAATCTGAAAAGAGTTGTGTTTGGTCACACACCGAAAGGCCCCCTTCCTTACACGATTCCCGGTGGCGGGATTTGCATCGATACTGGTGCTTATTCGACAGGCATTCTTACTTCTTACAACTTAAACAAAAACACTTTTTGGTCTTACGAGAGTGACACTCATGCTTAACCGACTTCTTCTAATAGATTGCTCCGCGTTGTTTCACCGGTCTCGATCAGCGTTGATGCGGAGTTGTGGAGAGTTAACAACTTCTGCGGGAATGCCTGTAACGGGAACAATGTCGTTCCTAAATGCTATGTTTGCCATTCTCGGTAAGACGGAGTATGATAGCGTAATTCCTTGCGCAGAGGGCGGAAACAACTGGCGCAAGAAAGAGTCGTCCTCATACAAAGCAAATCGAGACTCTAGCGATATCGCCCACTATGCCGACCAAAGTCTGCTGTTGGAAGAAGTTCTTCCTACGCTTGGTATGACTGTAGCAAAGGCACCCGGATTTGAAGCCGATGACGTAATCGCGCATATCGCACGGCATTCTCCAGCATTTCAGGAGATCCACATTCTGACTTGTGACAAAGACCTTCTCCAGTGCGTATCAAACAAAGTCAAAGTGTTGCTGTTCTCCTCGACGAAGAAGATGGAGCTTGTCGACATTGATGGCGTAGTTCGCCACTTCGGCGTGTTTCCTTCGGAAGTTCGCTACTTCAAGGCTCTTGCCGGTGACAGCAGTGATAACGTGGCGGGGATCAAAGGAATCGGCCCGAAGACAGCGGTGAAAATTATCGAGGAAAGCAGGCCGACTGAAATCAATCCGGAATTCACCGGTGCTGATCGTATTGTGTTTCATCCGAAAGTTCGAGAGAATGGTGCGACTTTCCTCGCAAACTTGAGACTGGTTTCCCTTGACATGGCGATTCCGGATTTTCGCTGGTTTACCAATTCTCCGCCGTCTGCCCAACAAGTTGAAACTTTGTTCGAAGCACTTGAGTTTAAAGCACTTCTGAAGCGAAAGCAAAAAATCTTCAATGTTTTGCGCTGTCCTGCAACAACTCAGAGTTTGGGCGGTTAACCGTACCTCGGGGGGCGGTTTGCCCCCTTTCCCTTTCGAAGGAAAAAAGCTATGATTATATCATGAAAACAAAAACTTCCCCGACACGCCTCCCATGAAAACCTGGCACTACGGATTCATCGACGATCAGCACCCAGCCTTCGCCGTCTTCCCGGAAGGCGGTATCGTGTTCTCCCTCATCGAAGACGAAGACGGAATCATTTTGGATGGCACGTTCGACGAGTTCGCCGCCTTCGCCAACACCGAAGATGCCCAGTTCTACGCCGATATCCTCAACACCTTTCGTGATCGCTGACGCCATAGACATGAACTCAATGACTTACACACTTACCGTTACAGAAGAGCAGGCGAAGGTTATTTCAACCGCTTGCGAACTTCTGGCTCGTATTCAAGGTGGGCAAATCAAAGAAGCATTTGTTCACCTTCCGCTTGACAAGAATCTTGATTGGAGCGTCTATCACGAAATTCAAGATAATCTCACTGAGCGGATGCCCGAAATTCTGAAAGGTGGGATTGACGGATGGTGTTCTTCCTTTGGTGTAGGAAGTTCAGAACTCCCCAAATCTCACGACATCGCCTGGGATCTGTATCAAGTTGTCAGGCACAGACTTTCGTGGGAACGAGCAGTAGAAGATGGTGTTGTAGAGAGCGTCGACTCTCCCCGCAAATTTCCGGAAATGATGTTTGTTTCTTTTGATGAACCCATGCGGTTTGGAACAGAACCCCTTGCCAAGATTGAGGTGAACAAATGACTGAACTGTCCCCTTTCGCAAAAGAACTTCTGACTGATTGTGAAGACATCTCCATAATCTGTAATATCCTACGCACCGTTGCTACATACACCTGTGACGAGTTTGATTACATCATGAACGTTGTTTCCGAACTAGAGGCCCTGTCAAATGACTGAACTGTTCCCCACCGAACAAAAACCACCTAGAGTAATCAAGGTAGCCGACTGTTACTTTTTCCAGTCTTTTGTGATCGAGTTAGTCGATGAGTTAAAAAGAAAAGCGTTTCTGGTAAAAACGGGTCTCGACACCGTTTCCAAGTCAGATCAATTTACTTACTGCGTCTTGGAGCGACTTGGTTATTTTGAGATTGAAAACTTAGATCCGTATTCCCAAACCGCTGAACTTGAAGGAGCAAACGCCGGAGGCACTTCCCAATGACCAATTTCCGCCCTACAACGCTGTCCCCCGAAGCCTTGGTGGCATGGGACGAGGCAGAAGCAAATATCCTAGCAAGTATGCAAAGGATTCGAGAACTTTCCGCTCCCATACGCAGAGTTGCGGAACCGGGCTTGAAGAAACGGGCGCTGAGGGCACTTGACAGACACGAAACCTTTATGTTGGATTCCGACAGGGACATTATCACTCGCGCACTGGAGGCACTTCCCAATGACTGACTATCAAGCAACACTTCTCTTTGCTGTTGCGCTTATTGCCATCGTCGCGTGGTCCACACGATGACTATACGAGCACAAAAGATTATTGAAGCCACTCTTCCTTACACTCTTCGCCCGAGAGGTGGTATGAGAGAGAAGGTGGTTGCCGCTGTTCTTCGCGAAGCAGCAGATAGGCTTTGCACTGATTGGGCGGAGTTGAAGCATCCCGCCGATGTTCTTCGAGAAATTGCCGATGAGGTGGAGGGTTCCAATGGTTGAGCTTTCCCCCGCCGCACAGGAGGTATTGACTGCCGCAATTTGCGATGGCCCAGAGCTGGAATATCGCATCGCCGCCGCCCTGCGGGCTGCTGCTTGCTTGGAAGTTTCCAGCAACTTTGATGGGACACTTTACGAGACAGGCGAAGACGAATTCCGTGCTTTCCTGCATGCCGTCTCCGCCGAGCTGGAGGGTGGTTCAAAAGAAAACGAACGACCGGACCGTTTAATTGCGGGCGATGTTTGGGAATTTGAGTGGGAGGTTCAAGTCAAAGGCAAACGCAAACCCCAACCTCAGAAACTTAAGTTCAAAGTCATCGGCTATCATCCGTTCGAGTGCGCTTGGCAGTTGAAGTCTTTGGATGGAGAGCATTACTGCTACCTGTTGGAATTCGCCCCGCAGTACGAGGATATGACGTACATCGGCCATCTCGATCAAGACGAGTCGGAGGGTTCCCTGTGAAGTTACTTCTCGCACTCACAATGCTCTTCACCATCCCTACTGTCACCGCCGCACTTCGCGTTGTGGTTCACAACGGTATCTGCTTTACTAGCCAAGGGCAATATGACGAGTATATGGGATGGGGCACAAAACAACAACAACTCGAAACTGAGGCAAATCGCTGATTAAGCGCGTAAAGCTTTCCATCCCTTATGTTGTTTTCTGGCACCTGCGGCCACCGCGCACATCTTAGACTTTTGCAGACCGTTTTCTCGGCAAAACTTGGCCATGTTACGGATTCTAAAAGTCTGGTCGTCCGGTGAAGTGACAATCCACTCCTTTTCGGCAACGGTTCTTCCTTCGGCGTCAAACTTCTCTCTTTGAGCTTTGTTTCCTTTAACTCCTATCTGAACCCAGTAATCAGACCCAGGTGGATACTTCTCCAAGAGTGCATCCGCACCTTTCTTACCTGCCCACCTAGCCATAGCATTCCGCCAACCTGGACTATTCACATCGCCTAATATCATTTTGAACGCACAAAAATCCTCCCAATTTCCTTTTCGTTGCCACTCTGCAAAATGCCACATGGCGTGCTGTTTGGGTGTTAGTTCCACTATATTTGAAGCGTCGTCGCTCCCGCCTTCGTACTTCGGGGTGATGTGATGTTTGTGAATCATACTTGTCTGTAAGTCTCCAAAGTTTTACCCTTACCCAAAGTTACCGAATGATTACTTCTAGCCGTAAAAAACAAGAAAACCTGAATGGCAACTTCGGTGCCGCTCGCGTCCAAGGTAAACGCGAGAGTCTGGACCTCACGAAAGAAATTCTCTCGCGTGAAAACCTTCGCATTCCGGATCGCGACGAAGCCTTTACGAAATTGGTTCTTGCCTATAATACAACCACTGACGCTCGCCTGAAAGCTGGACTCTGGGAAATCCTGCGCAAGCGCAAAGCCACTCTTCAACCTATCGTTGTCAAACATGAACGTCCAGTATCTGAATTCTGGGAGATGGTCCGTGCAGTACGGTAATCCTTTAGTGTATCAATCTTCTCTTCGAGCCGTTGAGGAATCACCAACCAAGGTCACTTACTTGGACGGATTAACTGGAAAGACCGCAGGAAGAGTGGAAAAGTTAGGGTCGGAAAAGAAATGGTATGTCAGCTCACCCTTCTTCCCCCATGGGCGAATGATGTACCCTGTCAAGTCTAAGTACGAAGGCTTCCTGTTCCTTCTTTCGTTTCTTTCCGAAGCCAATGCTTAACTCCACCCTTCTCACCTGGTTAATTATCGGGGGAATTTTAACGTATATTGTGGCAATAGACGCCAATGTCTTGATTTGGCTTGTTCTACAATCCAAACTAACAAATCTTTGGTTTCGCAAACAATGGTTTCTTATTCGGTATAATCCGGATAGTCCGTGGGTTCGATACGAGATTAAACGGAACGCTGATCGTCAAGCCACCGAGATGCTCAAACACTTTGAAAACAAGGGAAAATAAATGGATGCCGATCTCACCATCTTTCTTGAAGAGTCCGAGGAAATCACTCGATCAGTCACTCTTACAAACGACCAGTGGCTGATTCTTTCGCAGTGCGTTGAATCGTTCACAAGTACGTATCGCAACCAACATTCTCAAACTATCGCCACCTACGTCACTCGTGGCCAACTAGCTGAGGCTCAAGCCGAAGCCGTCAAAATGAACGATCTTCTTTCCACACTGGATAATCTTCAAAGCAAAATTCTATGAAAAAACCGATCGTCTTTGACATCGACGGGACGCTCACTTCTGAGCGGTACGACGAGAGCAATTTGCGCACACTGAAAGAAAACCCAACCATGGTTATTCTTGCTTTGGCGTTGCAAAACCAACAACCCCTACTTATCTCAACTGCCAGACCGGAGTACTTGAGAGAAGACACGGAATACTGGCTTTCCTCTCATGGTATTGTTCCCGACAGAATCTACATGCGCCCCAACGAACTTCAAGGAGTTGCGGACTATTTGATTAAAGCAGAACACTTAGATGATATTTTGGAAAGTTACGGGCCACCGCAAGCCTGGGTCGACGACCACGACGAAAATTGCGAAATGTTGAGAAAAAGGGGAATTCCGGTTATTCATGTGAAACAATTATTTTCTATGGAACAACAGGATTGGGCGGTTTCCCGTACCTCGAAGGGCGGTTTGCCCCCTTTCGCCGGAGGCGAAAATGAGCTATGATTATATCATGGAAAACGAAACCGCTGTGACCACTCTCTCCCCCTTTCGTGCGCTGTGCCAAGAGCTGATGGATGCCATCGACTCCGGTATTCCTTGTGGACGCATTAAACAGTCACCGCTTGCTGTTCGTGTTGACGCCGCCCTGGCCCAGCCCGAGCCGCAGGGGGCGCCTACGGATGATGAGTTGCATCAGCTTCTCTTTGACGATCATCGCAGCGCGATTGAGTTTGCTTGCGATTCCGAAGGGGAAGGCAACATCATCATTCGCAACCACATAGCGTTTGCCCGCGCCGTCCTTGCCCGCTACGGCAGCGGTGCCAGCTTTGAACAAATCGCCGACGTAATTGAGGAGCACCTCTGATGAACCCCGCCATCAAAGCCCAATGGGTTGCAGCCCTTCGCTCTGGTTACTACCAGCAAAGCAAACACACCCTCCGCTCCGCCGTAGGTTTTTGCTGCCTCGGTGTTTTGTGTGACCTGGCAGTCCAACAAGGTATCGCCAGCTGGAGCGAACCAGCCGACGAAGACCCCATTGGTGACAAAAACGTTATCCCAGGCGTTCAAGCCTGTATAACAAAAGCAACCGATCTTTACGAAGAAGAGGTAGAAATGGGTATCTTGCCTGTGGCCATACAGACATGGGCTTCACTGAATAGAGGTAATCCATGTATTACCTTTCAACCTGATGATGACAAGCAGGGTGACCAACACTTCACCTACCTCAATGACATTCTGCACCTTTCTTTTTCCAAAATCGCTGACCTTATCGAAGCGCAATTATGACCTACCCAGCTATCATCTTCGCATCAGCGCTGCTACCTGAATACGGCCCACACATGACTCCACCACCTTTTAACGCCAACGGCACCTGCCCCGAGAGGATTGCACCATGATTGTTTGCCTTGATTCCAACAGCGGACGCATTGGCCGCTTCTTGTGGTTCAACGGCGTTATGCACTCTTTTGAGATACATGGTTCTACCTACAACGGATCAGTGCATAGGGTTTGGCGCGAAGGCGTGTGTGGGTGGGGGAGTTGCGTTAGCAAGCCTTTTTACTGGAGGACGATTAAGTGACAGCACCACTCAGCCCAGCCGCTCAGGCGGTGCTGGATGCTTACCACACCCACGCCTTCCTGCTCAATCGTGACGTTACCCACAAAGAAATACTTGCCGTCCTGCTGCGGGCTGTGGCGGATCAGGTGGTGCCGGAACAACTTGCAGAGCCCCAGGGCACTGGGTTTCGCTGGGGCGGATGGGCTGCGAAGCAGGGGGTTCGCCGCCAACTCCTCGCCATCGCCGCCGAACTTGAGAATACAAATTAATGTTCAAATTTCTTCACTTCCTTTTTATGGGCGATTGGCCCGTACCTCCTCATACGCATGAGTGGGAGACGATAAGGCAAGTCCCTCTCGATACAAGACGTAATGATGGTTCCGTAACCGCGAGCGGAACCCGGTATACACTGAGGTGCAAGGTCTGCGGGGACATAATGAAGAGGGATATTATCTAAAATGTTAATTGAGAGAGATCAAATTTGTTTCTTCGTGGAGAATAACCTCCGCTTCACTGGAAAGACTTTTTTTCAAGAAGAAAACAAACTGACAGTGTTACTTGAAAGTGCTCCCGAATGGTATTCAGTCGGGGAAAACGGCATAGTCACAATCACAAACAGGGCTAAGGCCGAGGAATACTGGGGCGAGCTTCTTAGTGTGAACAAAACATATCACAAATTCACTTACGCAACTCTCCTACTCACGAAAAAGTGAGTAACTGAGGTAAAACTAACAGTCATTGCGGAAACTTCATGCTCTCAACCAAAGTTCGTCTTCGTCTCGAAGATATCGCCGCGCGAATTGTTGCCGGTATCGATGTCTCCTTTGACGAAATGACTTGGGCTCAAAAGTGGGCGGATCACAATCGGAGCGCAGCCGATATTCTCAAACAGGCTCGCCGCCGTGCTATCTCAGGATTTCCGGCTCAGAATACAATTGACGGGTTGATCGACCGCCTTAATCTTGGCGATCCCGATCCTTCCAATCATCTGATTGGACCCCAAGACCCTTCCGACCTTGCCAACTGGTTTACACAAAACAAAACTGACGATTGGAGGCAACATGACTGAAATTCACGATGAATGTTTCAAGGTGACGAAGAACAGAACCGGCACCTATCAATCTTTCGATTTGGAAAACAAACCACTCGTAATTTCGCTCTCGGAGCAAGCCTGTGTGAACGCCACCCGATTCTACCTGAAAGGTAAGGAGGGCGGTTTCCTGGAAGAGGACCGGAGCTATGCTGGTACTGTAGACGGAAAGCTGTAATGGGGTCGCTCGACGACACAACACCATGGTTTGAATTTCTTTCCTACTGTGAGTGTTGTTGGTCACTCAAGGTTTCCCCATCCGTAGGGCGATTTACACGTTACCAAAACTACAAACTTAATTATGACCAACATTTCTCAAAGTCAAACTGACATTTGCACCGTTGTAGAAGAGGTAAAAGAGTTACTTCTAGAAAAAAATAAACGCTATGGGGATTCGGCCTTGAGCCCGGTGCGAATATTCAGTAAATGTTCGTCCGATGAAGCTATTCTTGTGCGTATGGATGACAAACTTAGCAGAATTCGCACAGCAGACCCAGAGGACGCTGAAGATGCTTACTTAGATTTACTAGGCTACTTAGTCCTATTCAAAGTTGCTCAAATGCAAAAACGACGGGCCGAGGATTTCATTATCACATGACCCCGGAAGAATCTCGAGAAATCTTTCTTGATGGAATTCTCACTAAGAAAGACAATAAACTTATCGACAAATCTCCGCATTTGACAAAATTGTGCGCTCTTTATTGCGCCGGAAAAATTGGCATTGACGAACTTTATCCTTTACTTCGAACAAGCGGAGAATGACTAACCAACCAAACAACTGGGTCGAAGAAGATCGTCCCGAAGTCGTGGAAGCGATTGTCAGCGGCATGATGCTAAGTTTCTCCCAAAAAGATCTGCGAAGAATGGTTTGGGACATGCTGTATGACGACTTGATCTTTCAAGATTGGTCTGAGTTGTTCATGCATGCAGAACAGTACGCTCCAGCTCTTCTGGACGACTTTAACGAGCCCTCGTCTAAGTTGTGAAGTAGTCAAGAAGGGCGGTTAACCGTACCTTTTAGGGCGGTTTGCCCCCTTTCGCTTTGGGCGAAAATGAGCTATGATGAAATCATGAATAAAACCTACATCTCGCCGCTCACCGGCACCACCTACGAATACTCCTTCAGTGACGCTTGTCAATGGGAACGCTGGGATATCTACCAAATCGAAGGCGATTCTCGTAAGTGGGTGAATTTCACTTTGGCCGAGGAAAACATTCCCAACAAAGTGCGGCAGTTCGAAGTGCCTGAGCCCGATGTCAGCAGCCCGTGGGACTGAGGGCGGTTTCCCGTACCTAACAGGGCGGTTCGCCCCCTTTACTTTTCGACCGAAAAGGGCTATGATTATATCATGATCAATACTGAACTCAAAACCACTCTGTCCACCTCTTTTTTCCGGCGGTTTTGCCCGGACCCGACGGTGATGTACGACCTGGGCGACCTGTACGCTGAGCTCAACGCAAAGTTCTTCAACGGGCAACTTCCCGTCTTGGCTGAAACGGTACGCACTGTGGACGGTGTGGAAAGAAAGACCTATCCTTCTCTGAAGTGGGACGGTCGGCTCGGTCGTCGCACCCTTGGTGTTTACACCCCGGCTCGCAAACGTGGTCACGGTAAAATTCGCCTTGCCCGCCGAATTGCGGAGGATCCGGCAAAGACTCGCAGTGTTCTTCTTCACGAGATGCTTCACAAATTTCTTGACCTGAACAGCCTCGATGACGGAATTGCAGGCCATGGTCCGAATTTCATCTCGGTAGCAAAAGCGATCAACGATCATTGTACCGAATGGGGCGTGAACTACCGTATCCACTTTTATGACGAGGAAATCACTCGTGAAGACCCTGTTTTCTACAGCGATGTCCTGAAGATGGAAATTGACTGCCGCAAAGATCTCGACTTCGCGCGGAAAGTCCAATCCGTAATTCGCGCAGCATTCGACACCAACTACGAGTACCACCAGTGAGTAAGGGGCGGAAATCCGCCCCATTCGCGTGTTTACTCACCCTTGGGCCAAGCTATCCTGAAACGTGGGTACAAATGTGAGTGAACCACCGAATCTGCTACTATGGTCAGAACTATTAAACTGGATCAGCTGCAGTCGTTTGACAAGAACAAGTTGGGTGACCGCCCGACTTTAAACGACTGCAAAGAACTGATCAATGAAGATTGCGACATTTACGCACCGGACGGAACTTTGGTCGTTGCTTTTCGCAAAGCTGCCGTGAAGTCCGCGAGCGAGATTTCCCCCGGTAAGAAAGATTATGAGTATTGGCGCTGGGCCTGCCGCTCCCTTCTTTCCGACCAACGGGGCATGGCATCCGGGAAAGAAATCTACACAAACATTGAAATTCGTACGACTTACGGTCAGAACGAGTTTCTGAGCCTTGCAGCGAAAGGTAAAGTTTCCTCTCTGGAGGAGGCTCTTGAGATCATTGAGGCGGATTCGAGACCTTCCCGTACCACGTACTACGTCGGAAAGGCAGAAAAAGCTGGATACGTAGATTTACAGGAAGTCGAGAAGTGGGACTCCCTTGTTCGCAAGAAGAGCACACCATTTGAACTTCGCACGGAAGCGATTCTGAAGAGGAGAAGTGCTAAACTCGCGTGGTTTGATTATTGGCTTCGCAATGAATGGGCTACCGCAGAGGATAAAGTTTCTGCTGCGAAACAGTGTAAGAAAACGTTCGTAACGAACCAGCCACGGTCAAACAAGACCTACTCTGCCGTGCTTGGAACGATTGATCGCAGCGGACGGACGCCTTTTGGGCGACTGACTTCCCCTACGATGGAACGCTACTCGGACTTTGAATCGTTCGCCCCGTTCTACAAAGAGGTTGACAGTCTTGTGAAGAGCCTGTTTCCGAGTGAGTGGGACATTCTCTCCAACCGCTTCAATACGGTGAAAGACGAGCGTTACAACCTCTTCGGGACGATTTATACCTCGATCACTTGCAACTACAACTTCCCAACTTTCTACCATCTCGACGGAAACAACGCCAAGAACGCTGTGGCTGCCCTGGTCACGTTTGACAAAGGCGACTACGAGGGAATGGACTTTGTGATGCCAGAACTTGGCTTCGCTTTCCACATGCGCCACGGGGACATCTTGATCGGTGACAACCAAGGTTACGTTCATGGGCAAACTGAGTTCATCGCCAAAGACGACACTGCCGAAAACTTGACTCTTGTATTCTATCAACGGGACTCCATTACTCTCCTCGACGATCTAGATTGCGAAGCTTGTCGCAGAAGTTTCATGGCTTACGTTCTTGAAAACCACCCTGAGAGGAGCAATGGGGAAGCGAAGTGGACCGGTTCATTCCCGGGAATGTGGTCCAGCCCCGAATGGCTGACATACAAGAAATTACAAGATAAAGAACATTGCTCAAACACGAACATCAAAGGTCATCTCGACACATACAACACCCTTGAAAACTGAAATGGATTATCAGATTGCCATCCCAACTTACGGACGACCTGACGGAGTCAAAAAGCATGTTCTGAATTATCTTGAAAAAACCGACGTCGATCTGTCGCGAGTGACTTTGTTCGTCGCAAACAGCGAAGAGGAGGAAAAATATCAAAGTTCAAACCCCACATACAATATCGTTGTTGGTGAGAAGGGTTTGACAAATCAGCGCCACTTTATTTCTAACTATTACGACAAAGGAACAGCTGTTTTCTCATTTGACGACGATGTTAGCGCCGTTGAGGAACTTGAACTCCTGAAAGAGCTGTCTGGGACGCAAAAGCCGCTCGACCACCCCTGCCGCCTAAAGCCTGTAGAAGAACTCTCCGCGCTAATTGAGCGTGGATTTCGCATGAGCCAGCGTCGAGAGATCGGTTTGTTTGGTTTCTACGCTGTGCGAAATAAAGGGTTTCTTCACCCGAAAATCACGACTGGCCTGAAATTTATTATGGGCCATGCTTTTGGTTTCTATGCAGGCGACCCTGCTTTTGAACGGATTACAGAGTACAGCATGAAGGACGATTATTTCCTTTCGCTCTATCACAACGTTCACGGGAATGGTACTCTTCGGTTTGACAACATTTGCGTGAAAGCAAAACAGCACACCGGAAGCGGTGGAACCTGCGAAGATCTCGAGAAGAAACTTCAGATCAACAATAGCACTGTTGAAAAAATTTGCGCAGAATTTCCAGAGCTTGCGAGCCCCAAATCTCGAAGAACTCAGGATGAATGGCTTTCGCGTTATTCTGAAATTCGCCTCAAGCCACAAACGAAAGAAACAATCGCACTCACTAACTGAACGAATGGGCGGTTTTCCGCCCTTTACGACTGACTTTGAAAACTATACTTAGAACAGCTTCTGACTTTTCATGATTCCTGACCCTAAGAAAACTATTGTCTTTGACGTTGACGACACGATTCTGAGTACGGTGAATCGCGATTACGAAAATTCGCGACCGAAGATGGAAGTTATCACGGGTATGCGAACAATGAAGGAGGCTGGCTGGACAATCATTCTTCATACGGCTCGTGGAATGGGTCGCTCAAACGGAAATATCGAGAGTGTTCGCAAAGAAGTTATCGAAGAACTCGAAAAGTTCTGCACTAACTACGATGTGCCCTACGATGAGATTCAGATTGGAAAACCTTGGGCGGCGTACTACGTAGACGACAAAGCGATGACCCCTGAGCAATTTGCCGCAAAATACACTCAAATCGCACAATGAAGAACGCACTCATTCTTGCTGCCGGTCGTAGCACTCGGTTCGGCCGAAATAAACTTGAGGAGAAGTTTGACGGGATGTCACTCCCTTACCTGGCAGCCAAGTTCGCTCTTGAAAACGGTGCGGAAAACATCTATCTGACGCTTTCACGTTCAGCGGTGAAAACCGATGGCGCACGAATCTACCACCCTGTTCTTGAAGAGGTATCAAAGATTTGTGACCCGATTGTGCGCTTCCAGAGTGAAGACACGTATGGCCCTGGGGCTGCCATTACAACGTGGGCCGGTGTGATTGATGGGCCGTTTACCGTATTGTTTGGGGACAACTATTATCAAGGGGTAATGCCAATTGCAGAACGAGTTCTGCTGAATTCAGATCTTGACGATTCAGTTTATTTCACCTACCTGCACAAATCACTGAGTCCGCGGAACCTGCAGCTGGCTACCGTGATTGAAGATTATGTGGTTGAAAAACCCCATGGCCAACTGGAAGGTCGTTACTTCTGCGGCTTCGCGCGTTTTCCAGCCGGTTACTTGAACACGATTGGTGAGCTGCGTAAGAGTGATCGTGGCGAGGTTGAAATCACGGATATGATCAACATGGCCAAGACGCGGGAGGCAATCTCGCTTAGTTCCTTTCGTGTAACTTGGGGCGACCTAACTTACGAGGCTGATTGCGCCCGGATTCGGGAGCTTATTCGTGAAGGGAAGTAGTGGTGCGACCCTCGATTTTTCCGGGGATTTTATAAGGAAGAAATGCAAAGACGCGAAGGAGCAGTGCGAATGGTTTCGCATTGTTTCTCGGTATCCGTTGGAGCCAGGAATCCGTTTGCCTCGGACTATTCGTGCCTCGGACGAAGAGTATGACATTGAGTTTATTGAGGGTGTTTGTGGAACTCAGATTGAGTCTACAAGGTTGATTGACACATTGGTGGATCAGATACTTGTCTGGTCGCATATACCCGCTGTACGAACTTCTGACTGGAATTCGTATCTGGACCGTCTACACGTTGAGCATGTGGCGTTAACCGACAGCGACATAGTTCGACGGATTTTCGAATATATCGACGATATACCACCTCTGCCTTCCTCTCTATCGCATGGTGATCTGACTCTTGAAAACGTGATCGTGGAAAATAATGGGGGAATCGTTCTGATCGACCCAAATTTCAAGCAAAATTTGTTTCAGTCTTACGTGCTTGATCTTGGAAAGTTACTTCAGTCCGTGCACAGTGATTACCACAGGTTGTTTAACTCACATCCTGGGGGCGACCCTGCGCCTCTCTGCTCCCACCTTCGCCAAAGGCTGGGCAAACCCCTGTGGACCCAAGCCCTGGCAGCTGAGATGTCGCACGTGGTCCGCCTGCGCAAGTACCGACCCAGCGCCCAGCGCCCGGAGGTAGACCGCCTGCTGGCCCGTCTGCTGGCTGAGGCTCAGGGCGGTTAACCGTACCTTTTAGGGCGGTTCGCCCCCTTTACTTTCCGGTCAAAATGAGCCATAATAAAGTCATGAATCAAAGCTACTCCACCCTCTCCGCCACCGACCGCTGCCTGGTCGCCGTTCCTTCCCACCCCTGGACCGTGAACGTTACCCGCCACGGCGAAGACCTCGCTGTAGATAACGTCCTCGAAGCCGAAGTGACGAACTTTCACGGTGCGACCAAGATGTACGCCACCAAAGTTGGAAACGACTGCTACGATGTTGTATTTACCAAGTTTGCCCAAATTTACGGCAAACTTCGTGAAACTGCCACAGTTGAGTTCACTACCACTCGTAGCTGGATCGATCAGTGGATCGAGATGGCTTACGCCTCCTACTGCGTTTGATCACCTGATGATTAAAGCCTATACCGACTACCCGTTCCCTGAGTTAGGTGATGAAGTGGGTCTCGGCCCTGTCCGTCATTGCGAAATCTTAACTTGGGATCGCGACAAATATTGCACAATTCTTGTTTTTTATGTGAATGAGGATGGCGATGTAATGGGACACATTGCTAATATCAAACAGCACTACCTCTTCAAAACCTCGACGCCTTCAAGACCTTAACTTGTGACGAACTGAACTCTTTACCTTGTTAAAATGACACCCGAAAAACGAAATCAAGTCTCAGAGTTTCTGGCGACCCGCTGGCTGGAAAATACCAGTACACGTGCCCTAGAGCGTTTCTTCTATGAAACTCAACTCGAATACCTTTCGAGTTACACTGACGCAGAACTCGTCTCCGAGCTGGAAGATAACACCACTGAGGAAGAGTTCGCAGCTTTGCAATTCGGATGCTCTTACAAATGATCTCTCGTGAGTTATTCTCCAACGGTTTCGGAATCTCTGTAATCCGGGAAAGGCATGCAGGGGATGTACCTCTGTATGAAATCGCAGTGTTGCGTCACAAGAATGGCAAACACGCTCGTGTTTGTTACGACTCCGGAATCACGGACGACGCGATTCGTTTTTTGCCCGAAGACGTAGTATACTCGTTGAGGGATAAGATTCGCAGTTTACCCCTTGAAACGCGCACTATACAGTAAGCATGACAGAACAACTCACCTCGACCAGCCTAACCTCCCAAATGAAGGAGGATTACATGGCTTATTCGATGGCCGTCCTACTTGGTCGCGCCATCCCAGACATGTATGACGGTCTGAAACCCGCTCAGCGCCGAGTCCTCCAGACAATGTTTGAAGAAGGTCTGGCACCCGAGAAACGCTACGTAAAGTGCGCTCGCGTCACTGGCCTCGCGATGGGTTACTACCACCCCCACGGCGATTGCTACGGCACTCTCGTAAACATGGCAACATCTTGGAACAACAACGTTCCTTGGGTCGACGGCCATGGTAACTTCGGTAGCACCGTTGATGGCCCAGCCGCAGCACGATACACGGAGTGCAAACTTCGGCCTTCAGCTGTTGACCTGCTTCTGCAAAACAGAACAACGTGGGAAACAAAGGATAACTACGACGGATCCCGGCAAGAAGCAGTACGCTTTGATAGCGCTATTCCTTCGGTGTTGCTTAATGGCGACAGCGGAATCGCTGTGGGATTCGCTACCAAATTGGCCCCGCACAGTCTTCGCTCGATTGTGGAGGCAATGCAACTGGCTTGCAAAATAGGAGCCAAACCTGAAGAAATTGCCAAAGCACGAGAAATCCTGGTTCCCGACTTTCCGACCGGTTGCGAAATTGTCAGAGATGAACAACTTACTCTTTACACTCAAACTGGCAGCGGCAACATCCGCTGTCGTGCGCGCCATGAACTGGGTGTTCAGAAGCGAGACGGTAGGGCCAAAGATCGCCCGACAGTATCGTTCACTCATTTACCGCCTGGGGTCAACCCTGAAAAACTCGGTGAGCAAGTCCGTGACGGTCTCGAGAAAGGAAAACTTGATGGAATTGCCGAAGTCGTCGATGAGTCTGATCTCACCGGAGATCGTTTCACAGTTGTGGCAAAGCCCGGTGTCGGAATGGAATCGCTTGTTAAGCAACTCTACACTTACACCGACCTTGAAGTTAAGTATTCAGCGAAAACGCTGGTTATTGACGGTACAAGACCCATCGAGCTCAGCCCAGTTGAAATTTGTCAGAAATGGTTCAACTGGAGGATGGATCGCATGGCGGTCCAATACGAACACGAACTGAAAGTTACTGAAGCTCGTTTCCATATCGTCGAAGGCCTGATTAAAGCCATCGATAAATTAGATGCGATTATCAAGAAGATTCGTGCGGCGGCAAATAAAACAGAGGCGTTGACGGCACTCATGGGTGCCCCCTTTAAGTTCAGTCGCGCCCAAGCAGAAGCAATTCTAGAGATGCGACTGCGACAGCTGACAAACCTGGACCAGTCTGAGTTGGAGGATGAAGCAGCTGGTCTGGAAGAAAGTATCGAGAATTTGTTTGAACTAGCGAATAACTCCTTGACCCGGCAAGTTCGGCTGTACAAGCAAACTACAGAGCTGGCCAAACGCCACGGAGAGGCTCGCAGGAGCCCTCTGGTGGAGCCTCCGGTGGGCTACTCGGCCCCTGGCCCACGCACTGGGCAGAAGCGCCCTCCAGCGCCTGCCAAACCACGGTTTATGAAGGTGGACCTGAAGAAGGGCACAGTGGAACAATCCAAGGGTCCAAGAGGGGCCATGGTTGTTGATCCCAAGGAGAAAGTTATTCTGATGTCGGAAGACGGAATCCTGAAGAAAGTCCCCGCCAATTTCAAAGGACCTGTGTCCACCGGATACAGTCCGGTTACGCTGGCAAAGCGTGAAGCGGAAGTCACTCTGCGAAAGTACCTCGCCGTGTTTAAGCTCGACGGGCAACTCAAAGCGGTTTCGCTGAGCGGAGAAGACCTTTGCAAAACTACGAGCAAAGGAAAACCTTGGCTGCCCAAATTGGCCGAGTTGGTTTTCTTCGGTGAGGGGAACTACACTGTCCCTTGGGCTTCTTCGCGGAAAAAGCAGGTTGTGTTGAGCTTGTCCTCGGTGAAAACTGGGCGTCCTGGCTCAAAAGGGGTGAAAGTAGCTAATCTAGACGAAGTGAAATTGTGAGGTGCCGGGTAAAATCACTTCAAACGATTACCAAACAACCCAGCCCCTATACTAGACCGGTAGAGGTCCGCCATGGATGAACAAAAGCTGATTTACCCCGTTGCTCGCTTGCTTGCCAATCCTAGACTCTTTCATGCGATCTCAGAGTATTTGGGTGGACCTGACTCGGATACCGTGCGGGAAGCATTCTACGATCTCCTAGAGTACAGTATCACGAACGCAGATTCCCCTGAAGAATGTATCTTTGAAGCCGAGGAAGTTTGCTTCCAGGCAAGCAATGACGGGATTAACTTCGATATTATTTTTGATACGGGGTACGCTTCAAACCTCTGCGCAGTTGAAGGCGAACTTCACGCGAGTATAACCAACGATAGCGATATGGCTGCGTCTTTCGCGATCTATCAACGTTTGGTTCGATCAATTGAAGAGTCGCATCCTGAACTTGAGGGGAACATTGTTCTTTGCTCACCACCCACTCCCGGCAATTCCTACCTTCGCTCAAATGACGGTAACCGGTTCGAGGGTAGCTTCCATTTACTTAGCGACCCTGAGAAGCTGTACTCATTCAACGTGGAGGTTATCGACGTCGCAACCGACCAGCTGAAAGCCACTATTTGCCCTGAATAATGACCGCTGACAACATTGTATTTGCAACCAACTCAATACGCTCCTCTGTAACTTCGCTGAAGAAAAAACTATCAAACGTCAAGATCGCGATCGAACAACTTGACGCCGAGATGGAAAAGTTCGAACCGAAGTTCGACAATTTGCTAACACAGACAGAAATCTACAAGTCCAAACTTGAACGCGAGACAGGTCGTGAAGTGCGTCGACTCGAACGAGAGTTGGCGCTTTTGCGTAAGGGGATGGTGAACGAGGAACCGAAGTTTGTGGTATCCACCGAAGAGACTCGTATCGCTACAACCATGGCGATCCTTAATGTTATCCTGCGATTTGCTAGCGACGGGGCGGAAGATTTTCGACTCATGTCTGAAGCATTCTTGTTTCCCGCCGTTTTTGAGCGTGTAGTTCGGGGTTCAGACGAGGCTTATTTCCTTGACGAGATTCCCACATGTGCCACGTTGGTTATCGAGCGCGGAAAGAGTTATGTGAAGTGGGTGCGGGAGAATTGCGAAACGCATCTCACAGACCCTCTCGCTTGGGAAGAATACGTTGAGCCGGTAACTAACTGGTGGCGCAATGACGCTCTTCCCTTGATTTACTCTTCGCGAGATGAACAGTGGGATATCGACGTTCCCTTGTCAATGCAGGAGATGTTGATCTGGCGAGACAATCCGGGCGAACGCCCTCTTCATTTCCCGGCGGTGTTTGACGCTTACGAGATCTTTAAGAAGAACAAAGACGCTGTTTACGAAAGTTCCGGTGTTCGCAACTTCGAAGTTAAAATGTTTTCTTTCCCCAAATCCGACTGATGACAAAAGCACTCCGAAAAGTTGACCACCTAATTGGCAAAGTTGGAATCGGCATTGTCCAAACTGTCGAGACGAAATACCAGAAGTACCTCGAAGATCCCTCCGAACGTAATGCGAGAGAGTACGTCCTCTGGCGTTTGCGGTTGCATCGCCGTCTCAAGAATGATCGAGAAACTCTTGATTCAATCAACGAAGCAAGAAACCTTGGGCTCTACAATGAGGAACCGGGTAAGCTCTGCTGGGACTGTACTTTTTGAGGGTAAAATTGACCCATCAGCGATTCAATTAGTATGAACCCTCGTGCCGTTCAAATGGCGAAAGCCGTTGCCGAATTTGATTCCGGGTCTATTGATACCGAACTCTTGGGTAACATCCTGGCCCCCCAATACAGAGGTTGGACAAACAACAGTGCAAATTACTACACACGTTCTGACGGAATCCCTTTTATAGAAGTTTGGGTGCACGGTTTACCTTTTATGGGGCAACCTTGCGTATATGGTTATCTAGATGATGGTACACCCTTATACAGGTGGTTCCCTGTGAGACCCTCAAACTATTGGTTTAACTCCTCGTACCCTGTGCGCGGTATTGTCCCCGGTTATGTATCTGGCACACCTCTTCCGCCTCCGATCGATAATTTGGACCCATACTTCACCCCCTGATTTACAGCGGTTGCACCCCGCTATACTAAACCATGAAAAACTCAACGTCCGTGAAAAAAACACAACTTGGATACCCCGTCTTGTCCGACGACCTGCACGAAAAGATTTTCGGTGCACAAAAACCAAAAGAAATGTCTCGGCAAGCACTTCAGAAGGCTGAGAGCCTTCTTAAAGAATTCAATATTACCACCCCTGTTGATTACCCTGCCGGTCTATACGACGGCCCACTGCCCCTACCAGACCTGAAAGCCAGGTCGTTGAACAACCATTTCAACAAGATCGCACAAGAGCAAGTTGATCGCTATAAGATTCTGGGAAACAAGTTTTCCCAGTGCGAACTTCCTCCTCTTCCGCCAGCTGAACAGTTTCGGTTTGAAGCAGGCTGGACTCGTTATGAACTGGTGGAAGGCGAGTGGCAAATCACGAAAGTAGAGTTTCCTCAAGAAGAAGCCTTCACTTTTGATACGGAAACCTACGTTCACGGCGGTTCCTTCCCGATCATCGGAACAGCACTCAGCGAGAAAGCAGCCTATGTTTGGCTGGCTGCTGAGCTAATTGATCCTACAATTCCCGAGGACGAGTGGGACCAGCATGAGCTGATACCGATCGGGACCAACCGTTTTATCCCAGGTCACAATATTAGCTACGACCGAGTTCGTGCTCGTGAGGGTTACAACCTTGACAGAACTGAGCCAGAGAATTTCTATTTTGATACACTATCCGCTCACATTGGTGTGTCTGGCCTTGCTAGCGGCCAACGTTGGCTTTACGTTCTGGCAGGTAAAGATCCAGATGACCTCACAGCAGAAGAAAAGCGAAAGCTAAGGTACGCACCAAAGTGGCTTGACCAAGGTTCCACTAACAGTCTTGTGCAGTGCTACAACTTTCATGTGGCGGCTGTGCGAAAATACTTCGGCGAGAATGTGAAAGAGTTGGGTGCGGATGACAAGAAAGTTCGTAACATCTTCGTCGATGCAACCAGTCTGACCCAAATTCGTCAAGTTCTGACTTCGGCGCTTGATTACGCTCTGAAAGATGCTTTCTACACTGCCGAGTTATTTCAAGCCCTATGGCCAAAGTACCTGGACAGCACTCCTTCTCTGGTCGCTCTCTGTGGGCATTACCATCTAAATGGTTCGATAGTTCCACTTGTTGAAAACTGGTCGGAGTGGATTGAGAACGTCGAGGTCGTTTACAAGAAATACAACGAAGAGATGACTCAGATTTGCAAAGATCTGGTTTGGAAAACGTACGAAGAGTGGCGCATTCTTTATCTCAACGACCCCGAGAAAGCTGAGAGGTGGACTCAACGCGACCCCTGGATTTCTCAACTCGACTGGGAAGTGAAAGCGACGAAAGGTAAGTACGCACACATTCCTACGTGGGTTCGTCCGTTCATTAAGGATGAAAATCAGCACATCGGCGTTAAGTCTAACCTTGCCCACTTGATGCTGAAACTCAAGTATGAAGGCACTCCGATGGTGCTCACAAAAACCAACGGCTGGTGTTACCACGACTCTGATTCAAACCTTGTTAAGATTCCGCACCCGAAAGGGAATGGCGACAATGTTGGCGGTGTGCTGAGCAAGGATTTCGTCGAAGATATGGCTGTGGGTCGGTTGAGTAGCGATCTCCCTGAGGCGAAACGGGCACTGGAAATTGCCAATGCTGTGTCCTACTGGACTTCCGTGCGCAAACGTGTGATGGATCGCATTGTTATGGGGGTGCAAAACCCTTATGGCGAAAACGCTCTCGTTACTTTGCCGGAGATTCTGTGCCACGGCACCGTTACTCGGCGAACGGTAGAATCGCTCATGGTTACCATGTGCTCTACCAAGAATTGGCGTATCGGAACTGAACTGAAAACCCGAGTGAAAGCACCGGATGGGTGGAAGATTGTCGGTGCCGACTTTGACGGTCAAGAAATGCAGATCGCCTCGATCTACAGCGACAAGTGGGAAGGCGGCCACGTCGGTTGTTCACCCTTTGGCTACAACGTCCTGAGTGGCTCGAAAGAGGCAGGCACGGACCCACACAGCGCCCTCGCCAAGCTGGCTGGAGTGGATCGGGACACGGCTAAGATCGCCGGTTTCGCCGTTCTATACGGGGCTGGTGTCCGTGCTGTGCAGACCTACATTCGCCGCAAGTACCCTGAAAAGTCGCCTACAGAGGTGAAGAACTTTGCGTACCGAATTCTAGAGGGCAAGAAGGGCAAGCAGCGGTCAGGCTTGTATGAAGGTGGCTCGGATTCCGGTTGTTTCAACTATATGGAGGAAATTGCGATGAGAACCCGCGTCCCGCAACTTCCTTGCCTGGGGACAAAGATCTCGACCGCGATGCGACCCTCGGCTGTGGGGAACGATTTCAAAACTGGGCGGGTGAATTGGACGATCCAATCCTCGGGTGCGGAGATTCTTTCGATCTTCCTAACTTCGGTTCACTGGCTTGCCGCCGAGTACAAGATCCCGGCCCGATTCATTTTGAGCATCCATGACGAGATCTGGTTTATGACTCCAGATCGTTACGCGGAGCAGTTTGCTGTTCTGTTCCAAATCGCTCACATGTACACCTGGTCGCTGTTTCAATCTTCGGTGGACATTCCAGAATTGCCCCTGTCTCGTGCCTATTTCTCGAGCGTGGCGATTGATACTCGCATTCGCAAATCTCCGAAAGAAAGAACTGTTACACCGTCGAATCCTGGTGGTGACAAAGAACCTGGTGGGACTGAGTACTCGATGCAGGAACTCTCCGAAATCGGTGCAATCGACAAACTGACCACCCGTTACAACGCTATTCAAAAAGGTTTGATCAAATGAAAAAAACTCGCAAGTCTCGCGTCACATCCGCAACAATTGAAACAATGGTCGGCTTGACCGGAGTTTACTATTTGGTGACACCCTATGATAAAAAGGGACGGGAAATCCCCTCCTCCGTTCATTGTGCTTACAACTCAGAGTATTTCTCCCCCCAACAAACTTTCACGATGTCTCGAGCCCTCTAATGCCGTTTCCTCTTCCCCTCGACCCGTATTTCCGAAAAGAAATTGTTTTCATATGGATCTGCGATATTGACGATCGCCTAAAGATAGACGACCTGGAAGGCGCTAAAAAGAGCTGGAAAAATGCCAATGACATCTACCTTTCTTTACCTCCTGGGGGAGGGTCCGAGACCATCGAGAAACAACTTGTGGAGGCAAGGGTAAAACTTGACAGATTCACTTAGCAATTACTATGCGAACCATTTCAACTGACGCTGAACAATCTACTCCAGCAACCGGATCAAAACAAAAGAAACTCGAATCATTTTCTACCAAAATCTCCGACGGTCGAGAGATTCACATTCGTGAAATGACTGGCCGCGATCTCCTGTATATGGAGAAAGAACTTGGTAAGGCTGGCGACGTCGAACGAGGAATGAAGATCATTGAGCGCCTAATCGTGGGCTCCGACAAGATCACGTACGAAGAAATCCTTGACCTCGGAGTGAAGGATTTCAAGAAACTGAGCGATCTTGTTGCCAAAGCCAGCGGATCGGACGAGGAGGATGCCGGCCCAAACTAATTGTCGAAGACCTTGAAGATTTCACTTACCTCTTGAATTTCGGTGGGGATGTTTCCATTCACGTTCGCGAAGTTTGTCCGAAAGATTTTTATTTCGCGCAGACCCTTCGAAACAAAGAAAGTGGGTTAATTCCTTTGGTCTCCCGTCTTGTTCAAAATCCCGACGATTTAGTTTATTTCTCGTTGCCCCAGACCGAGAAAATCTTTAAGTGGGTTGGGGAAGAGCTGATCAACGAGAAAATTCTAACGGTTGAAAATTGGCTCGAAGTTTCGTTTCACCTCTGCAAACAACGCTGGGATAGCACTGTAGACTGGTTGGAAAAACAACCGATGAGCAAAATTCTTCAAATGATTAGCATCTTAGAGGACTTCGCCGAAAAACAACAGCAAGAGATTAAAAAGGGTTCAAAGGGTAGATGATCAATTTTCAGGTCAAGAAAGATGGTTTCACCCAGTTTAACTTGGACTGGTGGAAACCCACTCAGAAAGAGTGGGCTCCTGTTCTTCTAAAAGATCAGGCCGTACCCTGGAGGCAGGAGTCCGATCCCACAACCGGAAGGCCCTGGGTTTCCCTGACACCAAAGTACGCACTTGCGAAACTCCGCAAATTCCCCGGTCAACCGATCTTGAGGGCAACCGGAAAAATGCAAGACGAGGCCAAGATTCTACCGAAAGGAGAAGGCTTCGAGGTGAAAGCATCTCCCTACGGGGCATATCACCAATTTGGAACTTCGCGTATGGCTGCGAGGCCATGGGTGGGAATTCCGGACAATTCTCTCAAGCAGCTCTCGCCAATTGCTTGGAAACACATTCTCTCTCGTAAATCTTAATCATGGCAACAAAGAAAGCAATCGACAAGGAAGAAATTTCTTCGGTCGTTCAACCGGCTCCCGCAAATATTGAAGTGAAATCCCTAACTGAGGAGCCAGTTCCCGCACCAGAAGCTACTCCAAAAGAAGAAATTGAAACCGATGTTCGCACAAAGTTGCAAAGTCGGACAACTGAGGAAGATATTTTTGTTCCTACGAGCCCCGCTGTTCTTGAAGCCGCTGCCAAAAAAGTGGCTGAGCAGGAAGGTTTTGACCTTAACAGAGGTACATCAATCGGTGCTCGGCTTTTAGCTCGATCCCGTAAGATGGTCTGAGATGATTACACTTCCCTTTCAACCTCAATTTACTTGGAGAAAACTCGGGTACCAATATTACACGAACTCACTAGAGTATCGTGCGGTTCTTGAGTTAAACCCACAGTGGGCAGTTACCGAGTTGCCACCGTTGGGGGCGCAACTTCTTCTGCCCAATCCTGAGAGCCCGTCGGGAAGTTTAACCCAAGCGACTTTCATTTCAGGCAGCGCCGAGGGGGAGCAAGCAGATGCAATCTTCCCCTTTGATTCCGAGAGCGAGTATGTTGCCTCGTTGAGTAGGTACACTTTGCAAGGAGTTGTTCTTCGCGAGCAACTGAACGGTTACACTTCTGAGAGTCTTCCGGCAATCACCGGAAACCAGTAAGGGTAAAAATAAGTACACGTTCGTGTCCCAATAGTAGCTCTACGGAGACCACGCAGGAATCCTCCTTGCCTGCACTACTACGGGAAAAGTAGGAACACTTACTCTTAAAAATGGCCACTTTCTCTCTTGGCAGCGGAACAACTCCCGGCGCACCTGGTGTATACATCAATGAGCGCGCAGGTCTTGTCGCAAACGCCGCCGTCGCTAATTTTAGCACTGTTTACATGCTGGTGGAAACCGAGGAAACAACCCCGGTTACACTTTTCCCTTTTAACACACCGACTCCAATCACTTCTCTGACTGATTACACGGCGCTGATTGGCGGTGTAATTCCTGAGAACCGTATTCCCCTTCTGAGCTACAACTGCGTTAACGAGTTTTTTCAGAATGCCCAAATCGGTGACCTTCGGGTTGTTCGCGTAGGGACTCCCGACCAAATCGTTGAGATCGAAATCCTTCCCAACGGCACAAAACAGGGCAACTCCGGCCTTCCTTCACAGCTGAATGCTGGCGATATCGTATACGCTAAGCTCGTTCTGAACGGAAACCGTCTTGTTGCTGGCGATGGCGCCACAGGGTTCAATGCCAATGGAGAGTGGCTTGGTGTTCCGGTTACAATCCCCGTAGATTACATCTCTGGCGACGAAGTCAACAACCGCCAGATTTCACTTGCGATTGTCACTGCTATTTCGGATGCGATCGAAAGCAACCCGAGCGTTCGCAGTTCGATTTACGTTCGTGACTCCGGTTTGGTGATTGACCTGGATCCTCTGTCAAATTCCGAAAACGGCTATGTGAGCATCGCCGCCACAACTTTCGATGCCAATGTCAGCGTAATTCCTATCACTGTCGCAGTTGGATCGCAAGAAGTTCTGATGCAGAATGTCTACGATATTCAGAATATCGTGGGTCAACA